CCTTTTCTGTACATGTAACCAATCGCATCTGCATTAGCACAAACTAAAGATTTCAGTTTACCTGACAAATCTATATTTGCTGCCATTACCATCTCACCTTTATCATCAACTTGCTTATCTTTAATGTGTCCAGAAAGGATCACATGATCAGCTAGTGTATCTACAAAATCAAGCACCTGGAAAAAAGCTTGGCGAATATACAAATAACCTGCACCATTTGGTAAAGTAGTAACATTATCACCATCATAATTTTTACCCATTGATGTGCTTTTGTATAATTTCACAGCAAGCGGGTGAATCATTTCTTCCAATGCTGTTACAGTATCTATTGTAATGTACTTGTAAGGTTTATTAGCTTCTCTAATAGCCTTACCAGTATCCAATAACTCTTGTAAACTATTAATTGGAACTTTAAGTGCTTCAATAAAATCTGTACCTTGTTCTAAGTCTAAGATAAGATTACTTTCTAAACCCGCATAACAAGTAGTTTTACCTGTTTTAGGCTTTGAATAGATAACCAATCTTTTAGGATTAGCTCTTTGAGCTTTTACCTTTGTAGTAGGAAGTACTATACTCATTGTTTAGTAATTAATTCATTTAACCACTGTTTATTACTTACAGGTTTTTTCCACATAATTGCTGCATAATCTGCAATAGTCATTTCAGAATATAATATATCAGGAATAACATTTACAGGTTTAGGTATCAAAGCAACTTTTTCTTTTATACCTTCAGTAAAATCTGGAAAGTCATTGTTATCAACTAAAGAATTCTGAAGTCTAGGTAGATCCATATCAAAATCACTTTTCTTCTTTTCTTCAACCTCAGTAAGTCTTTTCTCAAACAAACTAAATGTTATTGCACTTCCGTCAGGATTAACAGCCATCATTTCTTGTAATGGTACAGTAAATAATGAATAATCAGATCCTGTAGAAGATGTACCACTTTTCTTATCATACTCTTCAGAAAAGAAAGGGTTGTATCTGTACTTAAACAACTGTCTATGTTCATAAAAAGGTTTTACATCCACAACAGTACCTGAAGCATCAGTTACATTGTCATACAGCTCAATATATAAATCTTCACCTTTACTTAGCTCAGACTCAAAAAATTGAACTTGTCTTCCATACTTACCTTTTTGGAAAAAAGCAGTTTTAATTAAGAATGCCGGATCTGGTAGACCAAGCCTCTTAAAGGTTTCTATGTGTTGCACATAGAATTCTTTTTCTCTTGTTTTTCTAATTGTAACACTCATGTTGTTGAAATTTTTGGTTTAGTTGCTGTTGGTGGAGTAGGAACTTCTACAATCCTCATTAAAGTTCTGTCAAGTCTAAAGAAGCTAATCCTAGTAGTACCATTCCTTGATTTAAGGAAGTGAAACACTAAGATATCTTCATCCGCAATAATAAATTTTTCCGGACCATATAACCTTAACTTTCTTACAGAAGGTTTATTAATACCCATAACCACGTCAGCATGTTGTAATAAAGCATCAGACCCGTAAATATCAGAATCTAACACATAATTACCATAAGTACCTTCTTCTTGTCTCTTAATGTCATCTATGTTTCTGTTCAACTGACTCAAGACAATAAATGCTATAGGATATTTCTTTTTCATCATAGTGAGAGCCTCACCTAAGCTTCCTAGCATTTCAAATTTGTCTTTCTGTCCCTTACCAACTTTAAATAAAGCTGAGTGATCTATAGCAACTAGCATGTTATTATAAGTACCGTCTTCAGTCTTATACTTTTCCATTTCATAGTGTATAGTAGCACACATCTCATCTACTGTACAAGCATCATAGACAACATTAATTCTGTCTGTTGCTTGCATGTTTTGGTAAAATTTGACACACTCATCATAGATTCTTTTATCTACAAGTTTTCCGTCCTTACTCATTAATGTGTTGTAATCAGCACTTGTAATCAGACTCAGTTTTCTAACACCGCTGGTTTCATCAACCATCTCCATCTGAAACTTCAAAACTCTAAAATACTGGTCACTATTGTTAGCAATTATATCGCTAATTAGCTGTTCCATAAATAAAGTTTTACCTGTTCCAGGTCTGGCACCAACCACGGTAATTGTTCTCCATTCAAGACCATCACAGAAAGCATCATTAAATTTAGGCCAAGCACTCTTTAGGGATTTTAATGTACCCTGTCTCCTAGCTCTAATTTTATAGATAGCTTTTTCTACGGACTGCCTTTCACTAACAGGTAGTAAAGGTCTTGCTCCATTAAATAAATTTGACATATGTGGATTTTAAAAATTGATCACACTATGTTGTCCCTGAAATAAGTAGGAACTTCATCTGCACCAGATGCTACTAGTTCACAGTATGTAGCCAAGTCTGACTCAAAAGATTTATCCAAATTTTGCTTACGGATAAAATACTGTGAATTTCTCATATACTCAAACCTTTTCAATTCATACTCAGATACATATTTTTCAGTTGCTTGTAATATTGTTTCCCAATCATAATCATAAGTCTCAAAAAACCATTTGAAAGGAGCCTCTAAGTTTTTAGCATTTACTCTGGCAGGTTTACCTGAGTTAAGTTTTCTATTTGGAAACACTTCTAAATATAAAGTTATGTTTTCCATATAGGAATCACCCATCAATGCACTTATAGTTTTCTTCTTGGTTTTCTTAAAGAAACTGTTGATTTCATCAATAAAGATAAGACTTTTTGCTGTTAAAACCAAATCTTTAGTAACCCAACCATTAGCTTGTAATCTACTGAGTTCTAGTTCTTTATTGATGAATTTGTTAGGTATTACTTTCTCTTTTAAGCAAAAGAGCATGTAATATGTATTGGGCATTAATTCTGCAGTTATGAGTCTGTTGAATATCTCTTCCATTACCAATTAATTGAATAGTTATAGTTTTCTTTTACAATTTTTTGTGCTGTAGGAAATACATCTTTAGAGTCCCAACTTCTGAATTTGTTATAAACAGCAGATGCCGGATGAGCACAGAATAGCTTATAACAATTGTCATTTACACTATCTGCCCAAGTACTTGCTTCTTTCCCCATGTAAATATACACCAATCCATTATTATAATTTGATAAGAAATCAAAAAGATAATTTAAGAATGGTTTCCATATATTATAATGCATACCAACTTTATTTATTTGAGTTGTCAGAGCTGTATTAAGCATAAGTATACCTTGATTTGCCCATCTAGTTAAATCCGGACTGTTGCTAATAGGTTCTCCATTATAAACAGTTCTGTTTACTTCAGATAACATAAACTTTAAACTTGGTTGTAACTTCATTGTTTTACTGCAGCTAAATGCAATACCATCAGCTACATCAATAGTTGGATATGGATCTTGACCTACAATAACAACTTTAAGTTCTTCATAAGGACATTCTTTAAAAGCTCTAAATACATCTCTTAAAGGAGGAGTAAATCTTTTATCTAAAGAACTTTCTTGTGCAAGTGTTTGAAGTATGTTTTTGAAATCAGAACTATACATAAAAGATCTCAAAACTCTGGCCCATCCAGAAGGAATTAAATCCTCATATAATTTGTCTACAATTTTGTCTAATTCTAGTTTTTCTTTCATAATTTTACAAATGTATTTTAAAAACAACCAACATGATTAAAGTAAAAGAACTTAAAGATGATGCTCTAGTAAATATAGTAGTTAATAAAACATACTACTTTATGGTTAAAAACCTGGCTTATTCATTAACTCATCAACTGTTAAATGAGAATAAAGATCCTCAGTATATCAAAGACAGTTTTGAAAAACCTTATGATCAGATAAATGAAGCTCAAAGGAATCTACAAACAATAGGTTTAATGATTGCTGAAATTGAAACACAAGCTGAAAAGCAAAACTTAACTGTTGAGAAAGAAATCTTGGAGCCAACGGATGAGGGATATGTTGCTCCTACTGAAGATTAACATTCAGTTCAACTCCTATTTCAATACAAGCTTCAATAGCTAACATTAACTGGTCTTTGGTACACTCTGCAAATGATTTGCAAAACTCACCTTCTGAGTCTGTGTAGCAAAGACCAGATCTTTCTTTCACAATCTTCTTCATTTCTTCAAAAGTATAGCCAGATTCTTTGGCCAACTCTCTAATACAAGCATGCACTTTATTAATTTGTGCTCTACTATGATCTGCATTAGCTAGATCAATATACATTTCTACTTCCTGACCTTCAGAAAGCTTTTGTACAAACAATTCATAGGCTAACTTATCCTTTGGATGTGCATAAGTTAATTTACCTTCTTTCTTTACTAATTTGCCCGTGTACATATTTTCATAGTTTCAAGAAAATTAAACAATTGACCTGCTTCTGTAATAAGTATGTTATCTATTTCAAAACAGTCTACAGTCCAGTTATCTCCATCAATCTCTACAGTAGCATCAGATACTAATGTAATACCATCTAATACATCAAGAAAATAGTAATAAAAGTCTTCTTCATTTCCACTTTCTTCTTTTGTAACAATTCTTTTAGTAAATCCTGCATTTATTAATACTTGCTCTGTCATAATTTGTGTTTCATTTTAAACATCATTAATTCCGGTGTTGCAATCTTAGATGCATAGTCTTCTTTAGAAATCTGGTTACCTAGTAAAATAGGATGATTATCTCTTCGGATCTTCCAAAACTGTTTTAAACTTAAAACAGCTATGTAAATATCATCTTCACTAGCTGAAAGCATTTCAAAAATTCTATTATTTTCTTCTTGAGAAATTATTTCTAAGAACTGCAGTAAATTAAGCTCAAGCTTATATACAAACAACCATTCTTTCTTATTAAGAAAGTCATATCTTGGTCTTGTCATATTTACTTGATGCTTAAATAAAATATAATTTATATCAGAATTTAACCATTGAGATATACTAGTATGATCTCTAAGAAGATCTTTTGTTAAATAAAGTAATTCTTTAGCAACATCTTCTTTTATATCATTCGTGGCCATATATGATTAATATTAAAAATAAATGAATCCTTTCAATTACTTTACTGAACAATTTTCTTATCATCAATAACTTGGTATATACAGTTTTCTACTATAAGATTCCATGTTGCTGTAGGGTCAGACTCTTCTTCATGGTTGTACATAGACAACACCTGACCTATTTGCTGTTCAGTAAGATTCTTTTTAATACTGGATGCTACCAGCATTACATCTTGTCTTCCAATTGTGCTTATCATCTTATTCTGATTTAAATGTTTCATTGTAATATTGTTCAAATGCCTGTATGTCTCCTGTTTCACAAAACATACCTTCACTCCAAGTTTTTTTATGTTGTTCCTTCTCCATTTCTTTGGCTTTATCCCAAAATTCTGAATTATGTTTAAAGTCTGTTTCTGAATATGGTTCAGATATTAGATTTTCTAATAACCATTCTACTGCTGTCATAACTCTTTTTTGTTTAAATAGTTATAGTTTCTAATGTGTGTAACAGCTTCTTGCTTACCACATAACCCACATGTATCAAGAAAAAAAGTACACACTCTGTTTTCTTTCTTTTGCTCTTTTGTGAGGTACTTTACCCCACAACCTGAACACACATAATCTGATTTTCTGTCTTCTTTATTCATGGAAATAATTTTCAGGGTAAAATACTTCATCATCATATTCATACAGCTTCTGTTCTACAGGACTTAACTCTTCATAAGTAGGTTCTACATACTCTTTTAGCATTTCTTCTTCTGTAAAGTAAGCTTCATCCTTTGAACCAAAGTGTACTCTATAAGCTTTTAGTCTTAGTTCTTTTTGCTTTTCTAAGTATGACTGTGCTTCTTTGCTATAATGATCGCAGTTAGTTCTGTTTTTAAGAATAATCATTATAATATGATGCAAATCAGAATCTTGGTCAAGCTTGAAAAGCATTTTTAAAAGTGATACTGTACTGTATCTGCGGTACTTTGTGTTATAAGCAGGATCTTCTTGTTCCATAAATTATTCTACTAAATCATCCATGTTAAGACCATGCTCTTCCATAAGCTGTTGTATCATTTTAAATACTAAGTTGATACCATCATATGCAGTTTCAGGCTTATCTTCTTTCATGTAATCAAGACTTTCAAGAATCTTTATATGAGCATTATGTTTAAGCTCCCATAATACTAAAGCCATGTCAAGTGCTTTAGTCATTCTTTTGTGATCCATTGCATCACCAGGCTCATTAAAATCAAATTCAAACTTTGCTTTCATGCTACTTTCTTTTTAAAATTAAACAACCATCTGCATCAAGTTTTGGAATCCATTCTCCCTTCTTATGTCTTGTACCATGAAACCACATCTCAATCTCAACATCCCATTCAGTTTGTTGTAGTGATTGGATAAGTTCATCTCTTAATTTATCTGAATCTGGCTTAGGCATTGGTTGTGGTGAGTGTTGTGATTGTATAGCCAAAACATCATTCATTCCAATTTGATGTCCATATGCAAACAACATAGTTAATTCTTTCTCAGTAAACTTCTTATCACCAAGAATTTCAAGTGCTAATTTAAACCCTCTTTTAAATGATGGTTCATCAATAGGATATTGTTCTTTAACCAGCTCATCCAAATCATAACCATTAGCTATTGCTTCACAGTTTTTGAGTGATAGTTTTCCATCAAATGCTGGATTATTTTCCCAAGCTATATTACCTTCTTTGTAAACAAGAGTGTATTTACTTTCTTCTAATTTAATTAATTTACCTTCCATGATTTAACAACTGTTTATTAATTTCATCTAGCTCATTAAGAACTCTTGTTAATTGAACTTCAATATAGGAAACAGCCTTGTGATTGGATTTCTTTGGGAACTGGTCTCTTACTCTTGATAGAGTTCTATATTCTACTTGCAGAACTGTTTTTTGAAACAGCAAGGGTACATCATTTGTCATGGCATGATTCAATTAGTTTATCAATACAAGCTGATTCAGCTTCTTGATATGTTTTAAAGTTAAAAGAATTAAAAACATGTTGTATACCACCTATGTTCACAATAAAGGTTTCATAACCCATACCATTAATCATGTGACCTAAACCATGTTTCTCTCTAAACCATTCAAACACTTGTGATTTAAGTGGTGCTAAGCATTGATTTTTATCATAATCTTCTACTTTCACTCCTAACTGTAGTTTAATTTCACCTGTTGGTTTTTCCCATTCTGTAATTGCTAACCATCTACCTAAACAATCCTCATCAAACCCTAAATCTTTCAAAGCTAAGGCTTGGTTATATGTTGCAAAGTGCTTTTCCATACTACTTAATATTATCTAATGAATAACTCTTTTTAATTGAATTCTTATTTACTGTTACCTCTTCATGTTCACCCCCACCTAAATCAGTCCACCATTCCATTTTAGTTTTAGCTTTCTCACTTGCTTCTTTCAATGCAGCTTCTACATGAAGTTTAGCAAACTCAATCATCCTTTGTTCTGCATCGTACAAAGAAATTGTTGGATAATCTTTATCATAAGTTTCACTCCCCTGTAAATACTTTTCTGCTGTTGGTATTTTTGCCATACTATTTCTTTTTAAAGTTTTCAAACCATTGTTGTTCAGTTAATGAACTATCAAGACCAAAGATATCTGAGTAATGCATATTACTTTGACCATCTCTGAAAGCTTGTCTTAAATCTTCTTCACTATACATTTTTTCAGATTGCTTTTTTTCCATTTCTTTGGCTTTTACATATGCTTCTTGACATTCGGCAGGAATAAGACATTCTAATTTATCCCATAACCATTCTACTGCTGTTTTCATACTATTTCTTTTTAAATTGTTCAATTAAATCTTCTGCATCTGTAGAGTAAAATTTTTTAGAGGTTAATGATTGTTGTAACCAATTAATTAGTTCTATTTGCTCACTATACATTCTTTCAGCCATGTGCTTACCACCTGCTACAAATGCATCTCTAACTAATTTTGGAGAGCATATTAAATCTGTAGTTGTAGGTGGATAAAATTCTTTAGCAGCTTCTTCTAATGTTTCTTGTTGAATGGTATTCTGTAATTCTCTAACTGTTTTTTGACCTTTACTAGTTATTGTATTAGCTCTTTCTTTATCAAAAAGTAGAAATTCTTGTCTAATCTCTTCCCACTCTTCAGCAAATTCTTTTTTATCTTTTTCAAGATGTTTAAAGTATTCTTCTTCTTTCTCTTGTTTAGGTTCTTCTTGTGGTAAATCATATTCCCATTTGCAGTGTGCTGATTTATTAGTATCAGGGTCAAAAAACCTCAACTCACTAACCTTTACCTTTTCACAACTTGGATTCTTAACAAACCATTCCAAGAACTCATCATCAATGGCTTGAACACCATCTGCAATTAGGGTTGGGTCTGTTGTTAGGATTATTTTTTTGCAATTAGGAAATAAAACCTTACTCATAGATTCAGCAACTTGGTTTTGAAATAGAAAGTTATCTCTTAAATCTAAAAACCATTCTTTTCCTTTAATCTCTTCATCAGAAGTGATGTACAAATTTTGAGTATTTCTTGTATGTGAATATTCTAATTCACATAATGCTAATCTCATTCCATTTTCATCAGTCCAAAGATGCAACCTACTTGGTTGGTCTGTTGGGAGTATATGTATGTTTTTCATCTTATTCTTCTTTAAGGGTTCTTACTTCTAACACATCATAATTTTTTACACCACATCTAATACAACCAGTGAAGTTAGCTTCATACTTTGACTCATGATGGTCTTTGTATAAACACCCATCATGAAAGTAAATGGTTGCTTCCTTACCACCAATTTGATTACGGTATCCATCTTTAGTACTAACTGTTAAATCTTCAATAGTACCATCTTGATAATAAATTCTGATGTCTTTTTCTTGATTGCTAGTAACACAACTTGTTAATGCTAATGTTAC